CCTCTATGTCTGGTTACTAACCAGCCCCACCAACCTCCTAGAAGGAGATCAGAGTAAAGCCCTGACTAAATCCAAGGGCCTAGATCGTACCACTTATGCACCAGCACGCGTTTTAAGTGCGAGCTGGTTCGGCCTCTCAGAGCGAAGGTATTACGCTCCGGGGTAGACGTCCATCCATGTTCAGCATCCAGAGTGGATATCGAGTCGATAGATACATCGAAACGGCGACAAGCCGCCACGAGCATCACGACTCTACCATCACTGGAGAGGCTCCCATGGACGTTACTCAGCCGATATAAAAGCATACCGACCGCCTCACTTTCGCCCCTCTCTGGGGACGTTACTGCTTGCAGAGACATATATCCTTCGATACAGTCACGTGCAATCGGTGGGTTCGCCTCGTCTAAATTTGAGACAAATCCACCGTCACCAGCGCGATCCTCCTGTGACTTACCAAGGGGTATCCTGAATCGTAAAGACTTCGGGACTGCACGCACTAGTTGAACGAATGGTTTCAGAAATCTCCTATCACAACCGTATCCGAGGACGCGGTGCGACAGGGCTCGTATTCCATTCGCCAGTTTATACACCGATAAAGGTGTCGTGAGGGTCTGCTTAAGGTAGACAGGTTTAACGTCAACCCCCAGGTAGTAGTGGCTCCCACATGATTCGCGAAATGGACCAGAATAAAAAGACTTATCATGATTCACAACGAACCCTAGGAACTTACAGAACCCGGAATAGAGGTGAAAACATTCGGATGGGATAATTACATCATCACCATACGCATTAATCCACTTAGACTGGTCTTCTAAACCAGCATACTCCGCGACCGCTTTGGCTGCGCAGTAGAAGATTAACGACTCGAGCGGAAATGTGAACCCGTTCCCCATACTGGAGAACTTGGACCACAGAAGCTTTTCGTCCGAGCCTGTTTTCACGCCGAAATGCGACCTACTTGCATTCAACCACTCAAACCAATCAGGAGGTAATAGTTCCCTGACCAACTCAAGTGAAATGCTGTCACTCGCCGAAGAGAAGTCAACGGTGGCAAGGCCGTGCACTAATGCGTGCTTAGCCCGCCACTGGTTCACCTCCTGAGAGCGTAGATCAACACCGCGTTTCCTTAAACGCTTAGACATAACCTCGCCAATGCCTAGTTGGAACCATAAATTGATACCCGGTTCCACGCATATGACGCGGTCTGCCTTTGCATCTTTTGGAACAGTGACAATAGTGTTCCCGACCTCAAACCTAGGAAAGCCGCTGTTAAGCAGCTGCCTAAACCAGAGCGGGTACATCGCCATCAAAGGAACTTCCTTCAGACCGTCGGTGGAGAGTAAAAACCTCTCTCCTTCGATCC